GCCCGCCCCTACAAAGGCAGTCGGTCCCGTTTTAGCGATAGGTTTCCGCGACGTCTCGGAAAAGTGGCGACTTACCGGATTGTCGCGGGGACCGCTGAAAACGGGGAAGGGCTGAAATAAGGCCCGTTGCCGAGACTGAAAACATCAGCCCGGCGCACTGAGACAGAAATGTCCCGGAGCGCCGGGCTTTTTTTTGGGGCACGCTATGTGACTACGGGTTAAAAGAATGGATTCCGCGATCAAGTCGCGGAATAACAGATGGGAGGACGAAATGATCAGGATAAAAAACATTGAGGTTTTAGAAAGTATGCTGGTTCATCCGGCGCATCCAAAGCTGATTGAGCTGCTCAAATGGTTTTGTGCGCGATATTCAGAGACAGTTTTTACCGGGATGTTTGAGGAGCGCGACTATTCCAGCGTTCACAGTGTTGTTCCCGTTCGCGGAATGGATATTAGATCGAGTGTTTTCCCTGATCCCCAGGCGGTGGCCGATGATATTAATAATCACTGGATTTATGACACCGACAGGCCGTGGCTGATGTGCGCCATGTTTCATGATGTCGGCCGCGGGCCACACTTTCACCTGCAGGTGCACCATAATACCGTGCGCAGAGAGGAATTCTGATGCTTTATTTAAATATTGTTTTAAGCGTTATTTTAGTGCTGTTAAACATCCTGGATGTTTACACAACTTGTTTGATTTTGGGCGCCGGCGGTCGGGAATTGAACCCACTGCTTAACTGGGTGATTAAAAAAACAGGGGTGCTGCCGGGATTGATTGCTTCAAAAACTGTTTGCGTTGTTCCTTATGTTTTTCTTTCGATTTTAAACCCTTGCAGGCTGACGACTGGGCTGCTGATTGTTCTGATCGGTTGGTACGCGTGGGTTGTTCGCGGAAATCATAAGGTGCTTATGAGGTGGGAAGGCTGAAAAAGGTGCAGGGCGCAAGGCGCATGGCACAAGGTAAACAAAAAATGGATTCCGCGATCAGACCGCGGAATGACATGGTTGGAGGACGACATGGATATAACCGGGTTTGGTAAGGTCGCAGAGTTGGCAAAGGGAATTATTGATAAGATATTCCCGGATAAAATGAGCGCTGCAGAGAAGGCCGAGGCTCAGATCAAGATCCAGGAGATGCTGCAGGCGCATGATTCATCGCTTATTGCGGCCCAGAAAGAGATTATGATTTCGGAGATGGGCCAGGGTGACAGCTACACAAAACGTGCGCGGCCTACCATTGTTTATTCTGGGCTTCTCTTCATCTTCCTTGTGCATGTGATTTTTCCTATGATTTCGTATGCGACAAAAGAGGCGCTGCCGGAATTGGCGCTGCCGGGGGAATTCTGGTGGGCTTGGACCGGCGTTTGCGGCGTGTGGATTATGGGCCGGAGCATGGAGAAAAACGGGGCAACGGATAAAATTGTTAAGATGATAACAGGAGGGGCTAAATAATGGCATGGCAGGTTGCACTCGTACTTGTCGGCTGTTTAGCCTCTGCATTGCTGACTCTGGCAATATTCTATCTGCGAGAAATTCGCTCAAGCATAAACACGCAGAATGATAAAAATAATCAGCTGCAGAGCGAGTTGTCTGAATTAAAAGCATCGCTGCCGAGGGAATATGTTCGGCGTGAGGACTGGATTATGTCGTTTGGAAAAATAGAACAGAAAATTGATGCCATATGGGAATTTGTACACAAAAAAAATGAGCGGGAGGGTTGTTGATGGATCAGAATCAGAAACTGAAAGAAGTGCTGCGCTGGAGAATAATGCAGACGCTGAATGTCGGCAGGCCCTACTCTGTCGGTGAGGATACTATTCTGGCGACAGTTGCCGGTGATGATATGCCGATTACGCCGCTCGAGCTGCGACGTGAAATGCACTATTTGGAAGACAGGAAACTTGTCATATTATCAGGTAAGAAATCACCGGTATGGACGGCGGAGTTGACGCATTATGGTGTTGATGTTGTGGAATATACGGTGGATTGCTTCCCGGGGATCGCGCGGCCTCCGAAGTATTGGTGAGGGATAGGCGCTTCGCCAAATTTGAAATTTGAAATAGAAAATTTGAAATGGATTAGAAGGGAGCCAAATGCTGAGATCAACAGTTGAGACATTGCCGGTTGAAATAAAATCCGCTCTGGAAAAAAAGCTTATACAGGGTGGGTTTGCGGATTATACCGGTTTGGCGGAATGGCTGAATGGGCAAGGGTACGAGATATCGCGTTCCAGCGTGCACCGGTATGGCAAAAAATTTGAGGACCGGTTGAGCGCTCTTAAGATTGCTACCGACCAGGCTAAGGCGATTGCGGAGGCAAGTGAAGATGATGCGGGGGCGCTTAATGACGCGATTATTCGCCTTGTGCAGACAAAGATGTTTGATCTTTTGATGGAGCTGGATGTTGATGACAAGAGCTTGCCGCGCATAGGGCAGGCGGTTGCTAAGCTAAGCCAGAGTTCTGTTAAGCAAAAACAGTGGCAGGCGGATATGGCCGAGAAGATTCGGAAGAAAACGATTAAGGAAGTCGCGGACAAAATGTCCGGCGAGGACATGGCTGCAGGGCCAATAACAGCGGAAAAATTCAGGGAAATAATACGGGAGCAATATGGCGTCTGAGCCGTTATTCCATAAATATCAGAGAGATTGGATAACTAATCAATCAAGATTTAAAGTCGGTATGTTTGCACGTCAGACAGGGAAAACATTTTGTACAACGTTTGAGCTGACTCGTGATTGCATGGAATCGGATCTGGATGGCCGGCATAAGAGATGGGTGATTCTCTCACGCGGGGAACGCCAGGCCAAGGAGGCCATTGAGGAAGGCGTTAAAAAACATTGCAAGGCAATGGGATCGGTTATCAAGGCGTATGAAAGCGACTGGAAAGGGGATGCAACATACCGCGCGCAGGAAGTGGAATGGCCTAATGGCAGCAGGATAACTGCCCTGCCCGCTAATCCGGACACGGCGAGGGGTTTTTCGGCCAATGTGTTTCTGGATGAATTCGCGTTTCACCAGGACAGCAGAAAAATCTGGCAGGCGCTATTTCCGGTTATTTCTGCCGGGCATAAAATACGCGTTGTTTCCACTCCAAACGGCAAGGGCAACAAATTTTATGATTTGATGACAGGGAATGACGGCCTTTGGTACCGGCAGATAACGGATATATATCAGGCGGTTGCGGATGGTCTTCCCAGGGACATAGACGAACTCAGGACCGCACTCGCGGACCCTGATGCATGGGCGCAGGAATATGAGCTGCAATGGCTGGATGAGGCCAGCGCATGGATGGATTATGATTTGATTTGCTCATGCGAGGATGAAAAAGCGGGCAAACCTGAGCTGTATACGGGCGGCAAATGCTATGTGGGCATGGATATAGGCATACGCAGAGATCTTTCTGTTATATGGGTTGATGAGTTGATTGGTGACGTACTCTGGAACCGCGAGATTGTGAGAATGAGACGAAAGACATTTGCGGAACAGGACGCGGAACTGGAGAGGGTTTTTGACACGTATGATGTGCAGCGGCTGTGCATGGATCAGACGGGCATGGGAGAAAAACCGGTTGAGGATGCAAAAAGAAGGTACGGCCAGTATCGGGTTGAAGGGGTTATCTTCAACGGCCCGGTTAAACTGGATTTGGCTACGGTTATAAAACAAAAATTTCAGGACAGGAAAAAACGGATACCGGTTGAACAGGATATTCGCAACAGCCATCACGTGGTTAAAAAGATTATGACAGCAGCCGGAAACCCCAGGTTTGACGCGGATAGAGACGACACAGGCCATGCCGATGAGTTTTGGGCCGACGCTTTGGCTACTCATGCGGCGGGGAGTAATGTTATGGGGGCTTGTGCGGGTTCGGAGCCGGAAAAACGGGAGAGTGTTACCGGTAAGAGGCCGGGGATGTTTGCAGGTATGGGCGGGGTGTTTGGGAGATTCAGAAAACAGGGGTCAGGGGTCAGTGGTCAGAGGTCAGAGGAGGAAAGTCATGTCGCTTAGACGGCAGATTGCAAAGATGCTCTCTCCGGATATGTATTCGGCGGATGCAGTTCGTGAAGTGGTTAAAGATGAGATTCGTTTGGCAAAAATGTCTTTGCCTATCACCGCAAACTATGACCCGAATAATGAGGGATACAGGCGCATTTCGGGAAGCGGCAGTCAGCAGCTTAGGGATCTCTCACACATAGGCCAGGACCGGATGTTTGAGATTGCTTATTACATGTTTGACTCAAGCGCTATGGTTAAGGGCATGGCCGCGATGGATAAGGCGTTTTTGTTCGCGGAGCCGATTTCCATAACCTCGACAGATGATGACATTGCTGAGATTTTAACGCGGTTCTGGGAAGACCCGGACAATAATCTGCATCTGGAATTCCCCGATCTTATGATGTGGCTGAGCCTTTTAGGCGAGCAATGCTGGCCGATTGCAAATGTCGACAAAAATAACGGGCATGTAACCCTGGGATACTCAGATCCGGTTTTGATCAAAGAGGTTTTTGTAAACAGTATGAACGTGCGGCAGGCCGTGCGCGTGGATCTGTTGGGTTTGGGCGGACGGTCCGGCAGGCAGATGGCGGTTATAAGACAGGATAAGAGCGGATATTCCCGGACATATGGAAAACTTGTGGGCGACTGCTTTTTTTTCTCGATAAACCATCCGCCCAATTCACCCAGGGGCCGCAGTGATTTTTTGACGCTGTTCGACTGGATCGACGCTCTCGAGAGATATGGTTTCAATTATTTGGAGAGAGCGGAATTTATGCTCAATTTCGTGTGGGATGTGACGCTCAATGGATATAACGAGGACCAGATAAGGGAATGGATTAGGAATAATCCTGCCCCGGAACCTGGGAGCATTCGCGCCCACAACGAAAACGCGACATGGGACGCTGTTACCCCGGACCTAAAAGGGATGGACGCAAACACAGGTTTTGACATGGCTAAAAGATTTATAATGGGCGCTGCCCGCAGGCCGGAAAGCTGGTTCGGCGGGGGAGGCAAGGCTTATCAGACAGAGGCGGATCAGTTCGGCCAGGTGCCTATTAAAGACCTGGATGAGAGACAGAGGCTGTGCAAACACATTGCAAAGCAGCTCTGCCAATTTCAGCTTGATCAGGCCGTTATACATGGCCGAATAAGCGATAAAAAGGCACAGGCTGGGTTTGATGTTGCGTTCCCGGAGATATCCAAAAAAGATTTTACAAAACTGGTTAACGCTGTGCCGCAGATGTCAACGGCATTGATTCTGGCAGAAGATAATGGCTGGATTACACATGAGACTGCGGCTGGGCTTTTTGCGATGGTTGCAGGGCAAATGGGTATGGAGATTGATGTGAAGGAGGAATTGAAAAAGGCTAAGGGCTCAGGGCGCAAGGCGCAGGGTGATGAGGAAGGCACAGAAGATTACATGGATTAACGGGCGGACACAAGGCCCGCCCCTACGGGAAATATCGAATGGATAAACAAAAGGCTGTTGAAAAAAAAATTGATGAGATTTTGAAGGCCGCTGGAAAGGCCGGGAATGTTACTGCCAAAAAGGTGATTAAGGACCTGGCAAATGCGCGTAAAACAGTAGCGGCTGCTGTGGCGTCCACGGAATGGCAGCTTTATCATTTGCCGCAGTTTAAGGCAGCGACGGAAAGGGCTCTGGCGGAGTTTGGGAGGCAGTTTGGCGTTGAGTTGGGCGACCTGCAGCAGGCGTCCTGGAATTTTGGGATTGACCTGGTTGATGTTCCTCTCCGAAGCATAAACATTATGGTTGCAATGCCGGAAATAGATGTTTCGGCGCTTACTGCTTACAGGGAATTCGGGCTGGATAAAGTACAGGGTTTGACGCGCAGTGCGATTGAAAAGATTAACAGTGAGATATCAATGGGGCTTATGGGCGGGAAATCGCCGTATGAAGTTATGAAGGCCGTGGGCAGAAATTTAAAAGATAAAGGGGTGTTTAACAGCGTTTTAAAACGTGCTGAAACCATAGTTAAAAACGAGGCCGGGCGCGCCCTTGAGAAGGCAAGCAGCGAAAGAAAGATTGCGGCGGCAAAGGTCGTCCCAGGATTGATGAAGATTTGGCACTATGGGCATGTGGCAAAAACACCCAGACTGGACCACCTTTCGGCGGCAAGCAGGTATGCTCCCGGAGGAGACCCTGGGCCGATACCGGTTGATCAGCCGTTTATGGTAGGGGGCGAGGCACTGATGCACCCGAGAGATCCTGCAGGTAGTCCGCAGAACACAATCAACTGTGGTTGCACTAGCTTACCTTATCATCCCAGGTGGGATGAAATAAGTTAAGGCGAAGGGCTCAGGATAAAAACACATGGGCAGACACAGGGTCTGCCCCAACGTAAACAATAAAAAACAAGGAGGCTTTAAGATGGCTGATGAAAAAAAGAACACAGAAGAAAAAAAGAACAATGATTTGATTGAAGCGGGGCTTAAGTCATACGGGATTGATAAAAAGCATGTGCTCAAGACACGGATAGACAATGCTACCGGCGAGGCCGTGATTGTAACTGTTGGCGGGGCAAAGGTGAGATACGCCGAGGGCATGGAGGTTAAACCCCTGGACCCGATCCGGGTTGACGGAGTTATTCGGAAAAAAATGAAACCGATTACGGGCGGGAAAAAGAAATAATGAAAATGTATTTCCGCCTGCGCGGGAATGACGGAAGAGAAGGGAATGATAAAAGATTTGTCGCAGAATGACATAACTGGAGGAACGGAATGCCGGATAAAATTAAGAGGTCAAAAGAGGATGTGAGCCTGGATGATATCAGGCGGTTGATTCATGATGCATTGCAGGCAAAATACGACTCTGAGACATGGCTGAATGAGGTCTACGGATCGTATGTTGTTTTTGAAAAGGACGGTAAATATTATCGTTTGGCGTATTCCATTCTGGACGGCGCTGTCCAGTTTGGAAATGAGTCCTCTGAGGTTGAACGTGTATGGGTTGAAACAAGAAGCGCACAGGCGGAGACCGATGAAGAATTTGAAACGTTGCTCAGGCTTGACCAGGCACAGGACGCTGAAGGGGCTGCATGGGACGTTACAATCTGTGAGCCGGGTTTTACTAAAAACGGCTGGTATCTGCCGGAGGATGTGGTGCGTGAGGCGGCGGGATTATTTGAGGGTGTGGATGTGAACCTGTATGAACTGCCTGACAAAAACGTTGCGACTCATGTATCCGATGATCTCTTCCCCTTAAAAAGTCTGCTGGTAAAAAACAAGGCCGGCTGGATAGATACGGTTCGGTATGTGGCAGGTGAAGGACTTAAAGGCGTTCTGCACTTTCTGGACAATGCCAAATGGCTTGGGAAAAACATGCTCAAAGCTGTGTCGTCTGGAGCAAGTGCACCATACGGCCTGAGTTACGACTGCCCCACAAGGGCAAAAAAGGATGTGGTTGAAGGAAAATCCGTGATCAGGGCCATTAAATATCTGGCCGCTGATTCGGTGGATATAGTCACGCGCCCGGCAGCGGGCGGAAAATTTAACCGGGCGATAGCAGCCCAAACACAGGAGGATACGGATATGAACAAAGAACAGCTTTTCAATTTAATTCAGGAAAAGCGCCCGGACCTCCTCACAGGTAAAGAGATTGCCTCTGTTACCGATGAGGAGCTGATAAGCCTGGCGCGTATGGCAATGGATGCCCCCGCAAAACCGGAAGACAAAAAACCGGACGGCGGCAATGAGAACAACACTTTAACCAAGAATGATCTGGACCTTTTCCGGTGCGGCATGGCTCTGGATAAGACCCTGGACGGGAGCGACCTGCCTGAGCACGCAAAAAAAAGAATGCGCTCTCTGTTTAACAACAGAGTCTTTACCCAGGAGGATTTAGATAAGGCCATTGCTGATGAAAAAGATTACCTCGCAAAGATGTCGGTAAATACGCCCGGCGACCCTGTGCGCGGTGATGATCTGCATGTGGGAATCGGCACAATCGAACGCGCTCAGATGGCAATGGATAAAACATTCGGGCTGACAAAGGATGACGCGGTGGAATGCGCCAGACTGAGGCGGCTGGACAATGTGCCCTTCTTTGAGGACATGCGCAGCGTACAGGATATTCAGTCCGGTTATGACGATGTGCCTGGATTTCGCGGCCTGCGTGATATGTATGTCTTTTTTACCGGCGACAAGGAAGTTACAGGCAGGTTCAACCGCAAAAACCTGGCTCCGGACATGAGGGCAATGATGGACATTACCAGCTCAACATTTTCGTATGTGCTTGGCAACACTATGGGCCGCAGGCTGGTAAGGGATTACAGGGCCATGAATTTCATGGAGAATCTGCTGATCTCCATAAAAAAACCGGTCAGGGATTTTCGTCAGCAGGAGGCCGTGCTCGTGGGTGGATTCTCCGACCTTGCCGATGTTGATCCGGAAACCGCAGATTACGCGGAGATCGCGGCAGTGACAGATGAGGAGAGCACCTACACGATAGGCCAGAAGGGTAATTTGCTCACAATTACCCGGAAAACCATTGTGAATGATGATCTCTCCATAGTTATGAGACTGCTGAGGGGAATAACCAGGGCAACAAGGCGCACACATGGAAAGTATGTGTGGAACATGTTTATTAATAACGATGCATGCACGGACGGAACTGCATGGTTTACAAGCGGGCATGGGAATCTGGGATCAAGCGCTCTTTCACACGCTACGGCGCTGGTTGCGTATAAAGCAATCGGCAGCTTTACGGAAAAGGACTCCGGCGAGCCCCTGGGCCTGCTGGCAGACAGATCCGTTAAACCTAACCTGGTTGGACCGATCGATATAATGGAGACAATGGAACAGATCGAGACTGAGGAATTTTATTATTCCACAAACGATCTCACAGACAAGGTGCCCAACCCGCTCAGGAATAAAGTGGTTCATCATGTTAATCCGCTTTTCACTGACGCGGATGACTGGGGTCTGCTTCTACCGCCAGATGTAGTTGATATGATTGAAATGGGTTATTTGAACGGCAGGGAAGAGCCTGAAATGTTTGTCGCCGATACGCCTCAGAGCGAACAGGTTTTTGTAGCAGACAAGATCCGCCATAAGATTCGCCACGAATATGCCGGCACCCCGATCGATTTCAGGTCCGGTTATAAGGCTGAGGTGTAAGAAAAGGCGCAGGGCGCAAGGCTAATGGCGCAGGGTAAATAAAGGGCGGATTTTCGGTGTAGGCATCGGTGCCGCCCATGCAGATTAAAACATTAACAAAGGAGGATTTATTATGATTACAAAAAGATTTAAAGCGCTGGGGCTGATGGCATTAATGGCCGTTATGCTTTTTGTGCTGATAGTCCCGCAGACTATGGCTGCGTACAGCGTTAAACAGGTGTTTGTGAGAGTTTCCGGCACTGCAGGCGAAACAGTGACCACAGGGCAGGTCGTTGCCATTAAAGATGCCGACGGGGAATGGTATAAGGCAGATGCAAATGACAGCGATGTGAGGCCGGGCGTGGGCATTGTAGGCAGCAAAACCGGAGGGGATGGAGAATCCATTGAGGTTATACTGGAAGGGGTTCTGACTGGTTGGAGCTCGCTGACCGAGGGACAGCCCGGTTATTTGAGCGAGACAGCCGGGGCCGTTACGCAGAGCGCACCATCATGGGTTCAGCAGGTTGGAGTAGCTCTGAGTACAACGGATTATTATTTTAATCTGAAAAATTATTTTGATTCAAGCGCAGTCACGTCGCTGGGTGTACTATCCGGGGCCAGTCCGATAATCGCTGAGGGGGCGACGGCGAATGATTTTGAGACGACCATATCGATTACCGACCCCACAGCGGATAATACGATTACACTGCCTGACGACAGCGGGTCAGTTGCCTATTCGCCCGGAGGAACTACGACTTCTATCGCGGACTCTTTGGCTATTCCAATAACCCATGCGTATGTCGCAAAAACTACGGGCGGAGATGCTGAGGCACTAACGTTAGCAAATGGTGAGAACGGCCAGATATTAACCATTGCCCTGGTAACAGATGGGGGAGGTGTAGGAACTCTCACTCCCGTGACATGCTCCGGGTTTGCGACAATAGCTTTTGAGGATGCAGGGGATAATGTGACTTTGATGTATATAGATGACACGGTAGGATGGATTATCCTGGGTACTGCAGGAGTGGCCGCGCCTCCAGTTATTACTATTTAATTATTATTCCAGGATTTATAGAGGGCGCGGGGGTGCCCGCGTCCTTTGTTAAGTTTTGAAATTAGATCAATACGGGCGGCCACAGGGGGCCGCCACTACAGATAAAAAGGGGGAGAATGATGATAACCAAGGGTAAAAACAAAGCCGCAGTGTGGGCCATTCTGGCGATTCTGGTGCCCTGTTTTGTGATGGCTCCGGGAGTTATAGCGGAGGACCGGAAGGTGAGCTCTAAAACCTTTTTATCGAGCGCCACGTACAGCGCCGGATCTGCCGCTTATAGCTCCGGTTTTTTGGTTTCCGCCTATAACGAGGGGCAGTTGCTGGTTAATGTGACTGCGGAATCCGGGACGTCAACACTGGATATTGTTATACAGACATCAGATGACAATTCCACATATTACGATCATACAACCTGTGCACAGATTACTGCGACAGGGCAGTATCGGTTTGCAGTTACGAATTTTGGAAAGTATGTGCGAGTGGAATATACCGTGGGCGGTACGAGTTTTGTGTTTGGGGTTGTGGGGGTGTTTAAGAACTAGGCGCAAGGCCCAGGGCGCAAGGCGCAAGGAAAGGCAAAAACAATGGATTCCGCGATCAAGTCGCGGAATGACATAAAAGGCGTCGCGGAATGACGGGAAAGATTGTAGGGGCGGGCCTTGCGTCCGCCCGGAATAACGGGGAAAGAGAATGAGCAACAGGCAAGAATACATAGAAGCAGTCGGGCAGTTTGTGCAGGGGGAGATTCCTCTTTCTGAGGCGGATAAAATTCTGGCGATCAGCCAGGCAGTTAAAGAACACAGCAAACACAAGCCTTTAATCGTGGTCGAGGATATCGACGGCGACGGAGGGTTTGATTATGCGGTATCGGGCCTGGAATCGTGGAACGATGGATTTTCGGTTATAAAACAGGTGGAATATCCGGTTGATGATGACGACCAGTCGCCTGACATACTTGCAGACGACGAATGGACAATCTACCAAAAACCGGCAGGCGATTACCTTCGGTTTTTAGAAGATACGCCGGACGCGACTGAGGACATGCGGATCACATATACCGCGCCGCATACATGCACAGACGCGGCATGCAGCATAAAAAATATAGACACCGAGGCTGTACAGGCCCTGGCAGCAGCCTATTTCTGCAACATGTTGTCCGCATATTATGCCCAGGCCGGAGAGCCGACTATACAGGCGGACAGTGTGGATCATAAGAGCCGGTCATCCGAATACGCTGGCAAAGCCAGGATGTATCGAAAGATGTATTTAGATCACTTAGGGGTTAAAGAGGGTCAGACAATAGCGGCCAGTGTTACTATGGATCAGGATCTAAACGGGAGCTGGGGATCGGATAAGCTGACGCATAAGGGGAAATACAGATAAGAGGGCGCAGGGCACAAGGCTCAGGGTGCAGGGAAAGAACGAAATGGGTGAAATTGTTAATTTTAAATATGACATGAGCGAGGTTGAGGATTTTGTTGCTCAGTATCCCGAGGCATCCCGGGATGCGGCGGTGGCAAAGATTACCGAGGCGCTGCTGTTTTTGGAAAGCAGGGTAAAGCCGGCCACTCCGTACGGTGCCGGGCCTATACATTTGAGGGATACAATATTTTTTAAGCTGAACACTACGGGCGAGCCGGTGAGCGGGCTGCTGGGGACTCCCGCGATATATGGGGAGTCGGTTGAACTTGGCACAAAACCGCACTTTCCTCCTATCGATCCGATTCAGCACTGGGTTGAAAAGAAGTTCGGATATGAGGGCAAGGACGCCAGGGCTGTGGCCTATTTGATTGCCCGGAAGATTTCCAAAAAAGGCACAAAAGGCGCGCACATGTTCGGCAAGACCTGGGATGATAATAAATCGATGGTTATTCGAATTCTGGAAGAGATTCCGGAAGAGATATTAAGGAGGATTAAATGAGTCTTAAAGATATACGCGAACAGGTTGCGGCTATTGTGGGAGCCGTGGATACGGTAGGACCCGTGCATGAATACATGAGATGGTCGGCCACATGGCAGAAGTTTTTAGACTTTTTTAAAGATGCTGACGGCAAAATAAACGGCGCAATGATCACGCGCACCGGGACAAAGGAGATTGATTACGGTGGAAGCGGACAGGATCTGCGAACGCATAATATTAAAATCAGCCTCATCTACGGGCTGAATGATACTGATGGCAGTGAACTATATTTTCAGGATTATATTGTTGAAGCGGTTTGCACTGCATTGCGAGGGAATAAACGGCTGAACGGGACAGCAGAAAACTGTACGCCTCCTACCGTGGACGTTTGTGAAACACGGATGTTCGGGAGTGTACTGTGTCATTACGCGGAGATAAGCCTGGCGGCTGACGAGATAGAGGTTTTTGATTTGTAGGCATGCGGGCGGACCCGCCGTCGCTTAAGCTATGGCGCGGCAAGCAGGCCCGCCCCTACACAACAATAAAAGGAGGATTAAAACATGGCACCATTGATAGAAGCGCGGTCACAATTGGCTGCAAAAGTTGAGGATGTGGAGGGCACAGCTGAGACTCTTGCTGCTGCCAACGCAATACTGGCACGGAACATAAAGTTTGACCCGGACATTGATGTTGAAGATCTGGGGCTGCAGTCCAGCTCTCTTTCCCCGTTTGCCGGAGTGGCCGGCAGCCGTATGGCCCGCATGACGTTTGAGTGCGAGCTTAAGGGCTCAGGCGCTGCCGGAACTCCGCCTGAGATAAGCGCTCTTATACGCTCGTGTGGGTTCTTGGAAACTACGAGTGCAGGTGTGAGTGTGACGTATACTCCGGCAAGCTCAGGGCTTAAAACCGTTACACTGGCTAAATACATTGACGGCAAACGGTATCTGATGGCTGGGGCTCGTGGCAATTTTACTATAAACCTGAATGCCGGCAAGGCAGGGATTATTGCGTTTGATTTTCTGGGCACATCTATCGCTGACAGCGACACGTCTTTGCTCTCAGGGATATCATACCAGACAACCAGGGCGCAGCCTTTTCAAAACGCATCTCTCTCAATCAACAGTTACGCCGCGATTCTTGAGGCTTTGAGTGTCGAAAGCGGTAATGCCATTGAATTGAGGGACAGTGCGAACGCATTGCAGGGGTATTTAAGCGCTGTTATTGGCAAAAGAAACATGAAATTAAAACTAAACCC